AGTAACCGTCTAGTTTGCGGATCTTAAGTTTAAAATCTGCACCCTTCCATAGGTCGAATGGATCGATAGGAGTCTCATCAGCAAAAGCAGGTTGCATAGCTTCAACAAGTTTGTCAAAGATCTTTTTACCATACTTATATAAGAAGACTCTTCCTTCGTTCTCTGGGTGTGCTGGATCAGACACAACATATATGTTAGAGTAGTAAGAAAGCTTACGCTTCTGTGCTCTAGCAACTGCTTTGTCTTCATCTCTGCCACTGTTCCAGAGTTCTCGGTTCAGTTCTCCAACGGGATCATCCTTACCTAATGTAGTAAGAGAGTTCTCGATGTACCACTGACCTCCTGGCCCTTTAAAGGCATGACTCCAGACCTTTGCCCAAGGCATTTCTTCACCATCGGGTGCTGGTAGGAATCTAATAACAGCAAAACCATTACCTGATTTATCAAGTTCTGGTTTCCACAAACGCTCATCAGCACCTGTCTGTTGAGGTTGATTCAGTTTTTCTATCTCTTGTGTTAATCTAGCAAGTGAGTTAGCACCACTAGACTTCTTTAAAGAAGCAAAAGACATAATCGTATTCTCCGTATTGAGTGTATTAATGCTACTGTGTAATCGTAGCATACTATTTATATGATGTCAAGCATTACTTGCTGCATTCTCTAAGGTTCTTATCATAGCATCCATACATGCTGTAAGGTCAGCAAATCCAAATGCTTGTGACATGGCATTGATCCTCATCTTCATGTCTGCTGCCTCAGCATCCTCCTTAGCTGCAAGACATAATCTAAAGAAAAAAGTCTTCTGTTTATCCACTAACCCTTTACACCTATCAATGTGATCCAACCTTGTCTCTCTATCCATAGAAGATAGTTGAGAAGTTACAGATGCTATCTCATGATAAGTTTGAAAAATATCTTGTAAGTTTTCTTGTACTTGTTCAGATTGGAAAAAACTCATAGTTTATTACCTATTGTACTTAATATGCTGTTCCTATAAACATCACAATCTAATTTAATGAATGGAAGATACTTAATGATTTTCATTCTAATATCTTTCCAGATAGGATCTGTTAATACCTTATCAAAATCTGAAACAAAGTCAAGACATGCTTCAAAAACAACAAGAGTTTCTAATGATATCTCACCAGCAAGATAGTGTCTTAATAGTTTAGGATGTTGTCCATCCTTTACTGTAAAGATATCATCGAATGCTAATTGATAAGGTGCTGTGTAATCATCCAACAGCAAATGAACATCCTGTTTAAATTTATATGAAAATGATTCTTGATGTATCTTCCATTGAGTGTAGATATCATCACTGAATGATCTTAAATATCCTTTTGGATTGAATATAAAATTAGACACAAAATAATTCACGATCTCATCATCAGGATACTTTACTGCTAACTTCTTAAAAAAATAACGGTCTCGTCTTTCTTCAAATGATTTTTCATTCGCTCGGACTTTACCGTTATATTTTATGTAATCATAATTTTGTTTAGTGAAGTGTTGTTTTAAAGCAAGATAGGTTTTATACACTTCAAACCCAGTCACAACGGCAAGACTCCTTTAGACGAGACTTTCATATAATTTAAACGTTGTGCTTCATGTCGCAGTCGTTCCTTCAATGGTTTGTTTAATAATTTTGGAACAGTTTCGATCTCTACTTCATTCTCTTGACAGTACGTTACTACTGCTTCAATGTATGAAATAAGACCGTTACTTTTTTTAACTAACCTTTCTATCTCCTGCGAGAACTTCGTAGGGGTTAAAAAATTTTCATCTAATGCTTTATCTTTAGGCATTATTTCTTCCCCTAACAAATTCTTCAATGTAGGACTTGAGTAATTGTAAATAGTCATCAAGATTGTACTTCTCAAATACTTGAACAGATCCTTCTTCGGTTGCAATGAGTGTGACAATTTTCTTAACCTCAATCCCTGAACGTTCGAGAAACATTGCTGCGTATGCAGTCTCTTGAACAAAGTAATGTTCAATGTAGTTTTCTTGTTTCTCTTTAGTAGAAGTTTTAAAATCGATTACCGCCAACTCTCCGTCGAACTCACCTATACAGTCCACTCGACCAGCGAGACCAAGATAATGTGAGTAAAGAAAAGTCTCTAAACAATGGATATTATCTATCCTATCGAGTGTAGACTTTGCTGATTGAAACATTCTAACAGATAATGGATTGTTTGCCAAGTAGCTGTCAAGATTTAGTTCACCTTTGACATAATCTTCAGTGATACTATGGAATGCTGTACCTCGTTGAGTTGCTCTATTAGTAATACGATTCGCCTCTTCTTCACCTATTTTCTTTCTCCAACCTGCGAAGAAAGCTGCGTTCTTAAACGATGTGATTGAGGTAACGCTTGGATAATATTTATCTGCTCCAGGTATAGGATAGAACCTAATACCATCTTGGTTCACAGGTTCAACCTCTGGAACTTCGAGGTCAACATCAACGAAAGTAAAAGTCATTTAGAAACCTAAATTATATTTTGATATTAAATAAGATCTTACAAGACCAGAACGAACTATATCTTCTATACCAAATTCAACACATGTAAAATCTTTATCCATTGCCTGTAAGATTTTAATGAAATCTGAAATACCTGCAGTCTCTTTCTCTCTAGTGAGATCAGTTTGAGTGATGTCACCACAGAACATGATCTTAGAGTCCTCACCTATGCGAGTAATCATTGAATCAAGTTCATGGAAATTCAGGTTACTAAACTCATCTACAATAACAATAGTATTATCAAGGGTAACACCCCTAATAAAAGACGTAGACCAGAAATCAATAGTGTCCTGTGCTCTGAGGTTGTCATATAACATTTCAAAAGAATTATCATCTGGCATACTGAACATATACCTGACCATATTCTTGTATGGAATTTGATAGAGATAGGACTTGTCCTCATGGTCACCTGGTAGGAAACCAATCTCTCTTGTAGGTACTAATGACCTTACAATAACTATTTTATCATAAGGTGTTGTAATGTCAAGTACTTCTTTAAGAGCGAGATATAATGTGATAAATGTTTTACCAGTTCCTGCTGCACCATGCAATAAAATATTCTTACCTTCTTTATAGGCATCAAAAACTGTTATCTGATTGTCAGTCAAAGGTTTAATCTCTGACATGTAAGACTGATCAATAGGTTTTTTTCTTTTAAGTTTTTTATTACTCATACCATTAGTAGGAGAACCATTACCGTTGTTCTTTTTTCTCGCTCTTGCCATAATATTTAAGTGAAACGACTTAGATTAGCAGTAGGATGATGCTGTTGTACTTTTGACATCACCTCTTTGAAGCCATCTTCAACTTTGGGTTTGCCATATGTAACACCTCCAGTACCTTGAGACCAATCTTTATCCCAGTCGGGATTATCCTTTCTCCACTGATCATAAGCTTTCATACTCATATTAAGTTCTTTTTTCTCTTGAGTATTTTTATTTATTACAGGATATGTGGGCATTACTTACCTCTTTTGGGGAACATAGTGGCTAATAGAACTTTCCAGAAACCTTTGGTGGCACTTCCTTGTATCTCATCAAAGATATACATGTTTAATCTGAAGGCATAATTTGCTTCGACTATTATAGCATTCTTTTGTTGTTCATTCAAGTCCATATTATCTAGGCATAATCTATATCCATCTTTCCATTCCTTAGCATCTTCGATCTCAGGAAAATCATAGAAATGTAAACCTTCACCTACTGGATTATCCAATGCCTTTGATGCAATACCTTTAAGTATCTGTCCACCAGATAGATCACCAATGTACCTAGTATAATGATGTGCTATCAATAGATACGGATCCTTCTCTGCTATCTCATTAATCCTGTAGCAGTATGTATTACATGCTTCAGAAGGTATCTGCTTATCTCTCCACATAGGACCGTAATAGTATCTAAGATCCTTTTCAAGAGCGTTAACACGTTCCAATTCTGGATAAGATACCATAGATACTAAATTATCTGTGGACTCTCTGATACGCTGTTCCATTGTGTCATAGACATAATAGAAGTTAGTAAGGAGTTGACGGTATTGTTCTGGATCAAGAACACCACGAAGAAATCCAGCAACAAACTTTGTATTCTCTGCTGCTGAATGTGACTTTTTAGTTCCTTCTTTTAATTGTTTTGAAAATTGTTCTACCATTGTAGTGCCTCTGATATAATAGGAAACTCTTCCTTAAATATATTCCTACACTCTTCTACTATATCCATGTGTTCCTTTTGAGTACCATGTGCCGAGCGTAAATCTATGTAGTGTATCCATGAACGAATACTACCAGTCATATACAATCTTGTTGGTGTTGCTAGAGGGAGAACAAATCTCGCACACTCCTTCGCAATGCCATTAGCGAGGAGTTCATTGTAGAGATCCATCGAGTCAACAAAGTACTCTGCGATCCTCGCCTGAAGGTCTGCCTTCTTATTCTTGGGGATATCATCGATTGAATTTTGTCTGTTTTTTAAATCTTGACTGCGAAGTTCAAACATAGGAATTTCATCTGCCAATAGATTAGTATCAGCATATCTCTGAGAGAACTCTTGAAACGTAAATGATCTATGTCTTAAGATCTGTGCTGCTAATCCCCTAGTAGTTTCAATCTCTAGGGTCATGAATGCCTGTTCAAATACTGACCAGTGCTGATGTTTAATACAATATGACAAAAGACCAGAGACCTTTGGGTTCTCTTGGTTCTTAGGGTTGGATACTCTTGCGATATATCCTATAGTTTTTTCAGCGTTAGGAGTAACAGATACTTTACTTACTTTCATCCGTTTGTGTACTAAACAATAATGAGATCAACCAGCATAAAGCTAGTGCTTGTAGGTATGTAAGAGAACTAAGTCCTAGTGCTGTAATACCTAACCAATTCCACAACCATCTAACAATAACAGGTTTAACAAAGAAGGTGATGACAGCACCTAACCCTCTCAATGCCTGTTGATTTGCTTCTTCTGGGCTTAAATCCTTTGGATTCTTATACCCCTTGTAAATACTAGTCATTTCTTTTTACCTTTTTTATTAGTTTGTTTAGATTGATAGTTCCATAGTTTTGGATTCTGCAATCCACCAGACTGCTTAAAGGTAACGAAATCTTTTTTATATAGATCATAATAATAATCAAAAAGATCTGCTTCCTTTTGAGCAAGTGCTAGATCATATCGATCTGCACCATCAACCTTATAAGTTACAACATAACATGTATAAGGAAGCTTGGGATCATTTCCCTCTTCAAGTTTACAATTTTCTTTAAGAACTTGCACGCTCAACCTCTCCCACCCCATTCAATTTGGGGGAATGCTTCAGTGATAACTGCTTTAGTAATACGCTTATACTTCTTGTTTAATCCCTTGTCCTTAACAAGACATAGAAGTTCAGCTTCTTCAGCAGATAGTCCTTCAAGTAATTGAATGAACATAGTCTCACGTTTCAACCCCTTAATCTTTGGATCACCACCTTTAAAGAAACGATACAGTCCTCGATACTCATGTTCTAAACGTGAGTGATCTGTACCTACAGGTGCTTCATTAGGAGTGTAAGGAACGTCTCCTGCAGGTATCTCAGAGACTATACTCTCATCAAAATTAATAATCATAAGTTGCCTTAAGGCAACACTATTATTATCTCTGAGAATTTTGATCTTCTCTGCTTTGGTCTTAGCATTAGAGACCTTGCGTAAGATCTCACTAATAAGTAACCTAGAGTTACTATTTTCAAGGGTTTTTGTTGGCATAATTAATCCTCATCGTCATCACTTTCATGTTCATCCCACACTGTTTGTGGTCGGATGTAAATAAGTTCATCGTGAATAATGTTTCCATTTTCATCCAGCATTTCTGGATGTGTAACTGACTTAGCATAGGCAGCGTTTTCGATGTAATCTTCAACGTATCCTTTTACTAACCATGATACCGTTATTCCTAGAATAAAAGCACCTATAACAATAAGTACAACAAGTGCAATTTCCATATGGTTTTCTCCACTTGAACTCTAAGTTTATTTAGAGTGTTTCTTACGACCAGGTTTACGATCTAATTCGTATTGCCATGCATCATGTAAGATACTGTAAAGATATGCTCTTATTTTTCTTGCTCTTGGTTTACCAAGATGTCCATAAGCTTCTCTTAGAATCTTATGTTCGTTATCGGAACCTCCTTTTATGTAAGCATCTAGGTCTGCTATAGTCAAAGCAACATTTCCTGCAGTAGAAGATTCAATAAACTTTCTAGTATAAGAACGAGTTGCTTTGGTTGACTGAAGGTAATTATAGCACTTAAATAGATATTTGTCATCTATGAAAGCACTATCGATTGCCTTTTCAACTAAATCATAAAGATCATTCATGCTTAAATTAGTTGTTTATCACGAAGGTATTTAACAGCATCGGTGCATCCACCTAAATTTTCACTACCGAGTACTACTTGTGGAAAGGTAGATCCTTCTCCAAACTGATCATAGAATGCTTTCTTCTCAAAGTCAACCCCCAATTTATATTCTGCATAATTATATCCTTTCCCATCGAGGACTTGTTTAATGGTTTCACAGTAAGGACAACCATTCTTGGAGTAAACCGTAAAATTCATACTTGTATTGGAAATAAAAAAGGGTGACCGAAGTCACCCTTTATTTAGATATAAATCGTACTCTTAGAATACGAACTTAGCACCTACTTTAGCACCCCAGTCGATGATGTTGTCACCAGAAGCGTCTTCGCCATTAGAAGCACCAGAGATCTCTCCGTAAAGAGCTAGGTCTTCAGTTGCAGCATAAGAAGCACCGAACTTACCAGAAAGTTCTGTTTCTGTATCGTCAGTTGACTCAGCATGATTTAGAGAAGGACCACCTTGAACGTAGTATGCGATCTTTCCATCAGTTGTAGAACCTTCGTAACCAATGTGAAGATCTGTAGCAGCAGAGCTGTAGTCTCCATCAGGATATGAAAGGTTTGACTCAACATTCACATATGGACCAGCAAAAGCTGCACCAGCGAATAGGAATGGAGATGCTGCTACTGCAGCGATTGTTGATTTAATAGACATGTTTTTGTTTATAGTATCTCGCAAGAAAAATCCCTGCGGATGATAGATTGCCCCGACATGGGCATCTTTTTCTAACATCTTAACGCAGGGGTACGATTCTTTCGAGTCCTGTTTAGTTATGTTAAGAAGTATTTATAATAACATATCCTTATACTGTTGTCAAGTGTGCCAGTTTAATTAGTGTCTACCGAACTGTCCTTCTTGCGTTTTAATTCTTTTCTGATCTGCTTTGCATAGAAAACATCCTGTTCAGTGTACCAATCTGGATGTTTTTTAGCAACCTTTATTAATCTCTTTGCTGTCTTGCGAATATCTTTCCTTTGAGACTCTTCCATATTGTTCTTGTTTTTTTCTTGACTCTATTATTTCCTTCCCAATAAGTATTCGTTCCCTGTGAAGTGCTTCAGGGTCAAATCCGATGTCAAATATATCTGAAGAAGAGACAATAGAATCAAACTCTAAATCACTATCACCAAGTAGTTCCTTTAACTCTGGGGTCAACTGACTATTGGGGATCTTAGGTAATTTCATGTAACTATTTATGAAAAATCTTATAGACAAAAAAATACCCCGAATTTTTTTTCGGGGTATAATGAAATCAAAAAGTGATTTTGGTTTTAACCTATTGAAGGTGCAACTAATGCAACTTCACTAGTCTCTGCAGCAGCAAGGTCTAG